TTTCTTTTACGTGGACCTAATTGTTCTGCGGCCTTCCTGGCCTCCTCTTTCATCTCCTTGATTTGGTCCTCTTGTTCATCAAGCTTCTCAATCATAGCCATATACTTATCTAAGTCTATTTCTACTTCATTCCTACTATTATCTTGGTTCTCAGCCATTATCTTCTCCTATTTAATTTCTGAATTCTTTCGTTTTCTTCTTTAATATGCTCCTGTAGTAGAGATAAATAAATCTCCCTCTCCCACGGCACCATATCTTCTATTTCAGTTAAACTGTAATTATGATGTTGCATTAATGCAAAATTAGTTTGGTAAAAATTCTCCAAACTCTCATGCGAGAGGCTTATGTAAAAAAACTATTCAGTCCTCTTAATTCAACCTCTTGTGTTTTACCACATTTACATGCATAATCTGTTTTATAATAAACTGCAGGCACTTCTTGTAAAAACAATTGAACCTTTTTAAATTGTTCACTGCTTAAACTTTCAACAAAAGAACTAAGTTCTTCTGGTGTTTCAGTATCTGCATCGTATACATTATCGTTATCAAATATCGAATCTATACATTTCACTATTAAATCCATAACACCTTCAATAGAGTTAAGTTTTTCCATATCCATAGAACTAATTAGTTCCAATGATGGATACTTCATTTTAACTCCAACACCACTACCTTCGTCAAGTAATATTGTACGGTCTTGTTCCTGATTTATTATCACAACATCGTCAACATTAATTGATATCGGTGTAAGTTCTTTACAATCTTCTTCTTGGCATTTAATCTGTATGTTCATATTTTCACCTACAGATTTTGCTCTTAATTGTAAAAACAAGTATTCAATATCAAAGACAGTTAAAGGTTCTAAATCTTTTATATCATAACATGATAAAATGATGTCCCTCACTGCTCTACTTATTTGCATAGCATCATTTGATTCTAATGCAATCATTAATACCTTCTCCTCTTTTACAAGAAAAGGTCTCATAGTAATTTGTTCCTGTGTAGATGGTAATATAACCATATACTGGGGAACGCTCAATTTTGGCAAAGCCATAATATTCTCCTATATTATATTAATTAAGTTAGTATATCTAATACAGCCTTAATACCACCTACTGTGCTACTAGCTGGGCCTTTTAGATTGGTTAACTTATCGTAACTTAATGTTACACTCAATTCCATTGGTGCAGATTCCTGCATCTGGTCCAATTCAATACCAGTTACTGAAGTAGGAAACGCATTCTCAAGTTTCACTCCATACATTGGCACATTTTCTGCATCTAATTGTTGTATCACAACATCACATGCGAAATCTTTTTTATATCCTACTCTGTAGGTATCTAAATTAACTATTGATGATACCCAATCGTCCATCATTCTTTTTATGTAATAATCATTTGTTAGTAAAAACTTTAAAGTAACATCCTCATCTATAATTGCATAAGGAATTGGCACTACTTGTTTTTCTGACTGATAATCTATTGTTGTAACTTGTCGTCCTGGTATATTTGCACCTTGACATAATAGTGATATATCCCTTGGGTCACTGATTAAACTTTTAACACTTTGACCACCCGCAAGAACACCAATTAGTGCTGATGAGTTTAAATTAAGTAATGATTGGGTTGGTGGGGTAAATATAACATTGAATCTATTTGATTTTGCTAATCCACCTCTTTTGCCTATTACTGATTTTAATTTATCTATTGTGCTCATTAACTTCTCGCAATTTTAGTACTTTCGTTCCAGATAGCAGTTTTACTTTTCTTAATAAATTGCTCTGTTGGTAAAAATACTGCTATTTCCCAATCGGCCATTTGAACTCTGGAGAATTGAGATTTAACATGTTTACTTAAATAATGTTTAAAACATGGTTTAA